TCGTTGAGGCGCTTTAAGGGATTGAGGAAGCCAGACAAGATGACCAGCATGCTAGGTAAGAGATAGACGAGAAAGAGGCGGGGATTTTCAGCCTGAAATTGTCTAGCCTGCAGACGAATGGTTTTTAAATCAATTTTTGGGTATTTCATTCTCTCATTATACCATAAATAGTACACAGCTTGCTAATCCTTTGAAACCAGTGGACTTCTAGCGTGTTAAGCAAAAGTGAATACGATATTGAATACGACTTTACTTTTAGCTGGAGCGGATGAAATCCATGAACTGGTCAACGACTTCAACACGTTGATTATCATTGATGTGGGTATACATATCAAGGGTGATTTGAACATTATTGTGACCGAGTCTATCTGAAATGATTTTCGCTGTAACACCAGCTTCAAACAGAAGAGAAGCATGTGTATGCCTAAATCCGTGAGGTGAAATTTTTTTAAGTTCTTTGTGTTTACAAAAGAATCTGCTAAGCTTCACTTTCATAGTTGCGGCTAAAAGCCATCCCCCTATGTCATTCGTAAAAATATAATTCAAATCATGTTTGTAAGGCACACCAGCCTGGAAATATTCTTTTATTTGCTGACGTTTCCAGAGTTTCAGTACATTCAGAGTTTCATCATCTAAGGTGATAACCCTCTTACTCCTTTTGGTTTTAGGATCCTGAACAGTTTGTTTTTTGCCAATCACGACAGCCGTGCGAGAAATGCTTAACCGTTTATTTTCAAAGTCAACATCTGACCACATGAGACCGATAGCTTCTCCAGTTCTCAAGCCAGAAAAAGCGAGCAAGTGGAAAAAAGTGTAGTCGACTGGCTTACAATTTGCTTTGTAAACTTTAAGGAACTCCGTTAGTTCCTGTTTTGTATAATAGTTTTCTTTGCCCTTTAAGGGTTTATTCTTAGGCTTGATAATCTTGTCTAAGGGATTTGACTTAATGATGTCAAGAGAAGCGGCATACTTGAAAATACGGCTAATAACAGAGTAGTAATTGGCATAGAGAACATAGCGATTGCTTAACTTTATAGCCACCTTCTGACAATAAGCGACACTGATCTGCTTAATCTTCATATCTGTAAAATATGAGTCAATCATAACATTAAGTTTTTTCTTAACGTTTTGATATGTTGTTGGTTTTACAGTACTTTTAAAGCTATCAAGCCATAACTCAGCGACTTCAGCGAAAGTAGGGTTCTGGAAATCCTCATTGTTTGAAAAACCATTTTCTTCAACATCTAAGAGAAGATCACGTTCGGCAGCCTTAGCCTCTTTAATGGTTTTAAAACCACGGCGTGTTGTGCGTTTTTCTTTTCCAGTTGCAGGGTCTATGCCCAGATATGTTTGAAAGAGGTATCTAGTCTCTCCTTTTTTTGTAATGTATTTTTTTATCATAAAATGTCCTTTCTTTTCGATTGCTTGCCCGCATAGTTGAAAAGGTGTAGAATTTATGATAAACTATAAATGTATTTTTTTATCATCTTTTCCATTGCTTGCTTGATGGAAGGTTGAAACCTCACACTCAAAGATGGCCGTCGGAGAGCGTGGGGCTTTTTTGTTATTTTAAGTAAATTTTTCCTTGTAATGTGCTAGTTGTAGCAATTACATTCCCATCCTCATCATAGAAAGCTAAGCGAGGATAGTAGGTTTCTTTGAAATCATAATCAGATGTTTTTTTCCATGAATCAAAGGTCACTTGTAAGTGAGCTAATGGTTTTTTAAATTTTTCAGTCATATCTGAGCTACTAAGAGTATTAATAGATTTGGGATAGATTATTCTGATTTCTTCAGATTTTTTCTCAACATTAATGTCAACTATATCACTATCTCTATCTTTAATATAATTTTCATAAATAGAATAATAATCCTCTAAAGCTGCTTCTTTTTTCTTTTCGTTGTTATTTCCTACTGCACTTATTAATAGAAAGAGTAGAGAGATGGATAAAAATAATCCAGATAGTATTTTCCAAGCCTTTTTCCCTTGTTTGATATTTTTATAGAGAAGGAAAGCTGATAGTAGAGCCAACAAAAACCAAAAAATCATAATATACACCTCCTAAATATTCTTATGTAATCTTAAAATATTGAATATCTGCTCTCCACCTTGTCTGTAATTCAAGACGAGTTTGAGGGCATAGCTTTCAGCATATTGTAAGTTATAAATCAAGTAATTCATCAGTCTATTGTGTAGGGCTGGCTTACTGATGTTGGTTTGATATTGTATAGACTCAAAGGATTCTCTTGTAATGAGTGCTTTCCTTAGTCGTTCATCTGTTAAGTATAAGATTGAGGCGACTGTGTCAGCCTCTTTTTCTATTAGAATCAGCTCTTCTGGGTATTTTTCACTAGCATTTTTACTCATAAGCGACATATAGATAGGCTGATGCTGAGCGTTAGCAAGATGACAGTATATGTGGCTAAGTTCGTGCAATATTGTAAAAATAACACGCCCTTTAGTATTAGTATGTTGATTGATATAGATGATATACCGTTCTAGATCTAGATCAGGTATAGTCAATCCAGCACAACTTTCACATAATACTCTATCAGTATATGTGACTGTTTGATTAGAAACCAACCCTCTATACTTAATATCTTTATCAGTAGGTTGATAGTCTTGTAATTCTGGATAGTATTCTTTCATCTCGTCGTAGTCAATGAAATTAAATAAAATTGGATAACGTTGCTCAAAATATTTAATAACATCATGGTAACTAATACTTTCAGTTTCTTTCTCAATTTGGCTTAATATTTGATAAGCCTTATTGTGATATTTAAAATACTGTTCCCTTGTCAATGGATTGTATTCCAATAAAACACCTACTTCCAATTAGAGTCGTCTTGAATTAGTTGTCTTGCTGTTTTCATCAACCCTTCAAGAGCTGTATTAAATCGCTCTTTTTGAGAGTCTGAAAGACCTTCAGTTTCCTTACGAAAAAGGACAATAGCTTGTTTTGTGAGATTATCCACAGCAGGGTCATTCTGACTATCTGCAATATTAGGATTATCTGTGCGCCCAAGCAGGTAGTCTGTACTGACATGGAAGTAGTCAGCAATCTGTTGTAACCTTTCGGCAGAAGGTTGATTTCTTTTTAATCCGTATAAAGAATTTTTACCCAACTCTAACTTTTCTTCCAAGGTATTTAGTGAAATTCCTTGCTTTTCGCATAAATCTTTCACGATTTCAAAAGTAGAAAACATTGTTTTATCAGCCTTTCTAGGATCTGACAAAAAATATTTTATAAAAAACGCAAAAAATAGTTGACTTTATTTTGCGTTTACGCTAAAATAGTTTTTGTAAAGTTAAAGAGTTAGTAAAAAAACTAATAAAAACTTATCTAAAAATTAAATAGCTTTGGCGAGCAGGATATGTTGATAGATATGTGATTTTATCAAGGTTTTTAACTATGCTTTCATTTTAGCAGATACGCTAAAAAGTGTCAAGCATTTTATAAAATAATTTACTAACTCTTTAACGTTTATAAAATAAAGGAGGAAGTTACATGAGCCAACAACAACGTAAGTGGAATGAGCTAGTAAAGGAGCGAATTGAAAAACGCGGATGGTCGCAGACTGACCTAGCTATTGTAGTTGGAGTTAGTCCATCAACGATTACACAGTTATTTAAAGATGGGAAAGGAAGTGATGACTTGAAGCTTCGTATCAATAAAAAGTTGCGAATCAACGAGCCATGGGAAAAATTCGAGGATTAGAAAATGGATAATGTAAAACACGATAATAACCTCATCAAAGAAATCATTGAGAAACATTTTGAAAATATGGTTGACGACGTTTTGGCACATACAGAAACCTATTATGAAGCTTTAGGGGCTATTGGTTCCATCAAGGGATGCAATGTTCCTGACATGATTCACCTAGCTGATTGTTTGAGGAAAGCTATCAGAAAACGTGCTATGCAACAAAAAACACCTAATCATAAAAATTAGGTGCTGAAAGATTACGTATTTGAACGAATGTGTACTACATAATCAAGATTGACTAGATGTCGAAAATCTGTTTCAACTTCGACAAGAACTATATGATTCGCAGTGTCAGAGCAATCATCATATACTTGGAAAAAGTCAATTTTATCACCATTTGAGAAAGTGATTGTGATTGAATCATTCTCATCACTTTCATCAAAACAATCTTTGATGAATTGTTTCATATTCTCATCTCCTTTCTGGCTTTATTATAACAGATAGGAGAATAACAAAAAAGCACCTGACAGAAATCAGGTACTTACTTAAACAATTTAAACCATTATATCACAAAAATGCTTGCCCGCATAGTTGAGAGGATGTAAAAAATGGAAGGTATAACGTTACAATTACGATTGGACGGCGAAAGTGCTGAATTGTTCACGAATCAATTATTGGCTTTTGCTGAAAAGCAGGTCAAGGAGCAGTTAGAGAATGATCGCATGCCAATCAATCAACAAGCTTTGATGAAGAAGTTCGGCTTTACTCATGGCTATGTTAAGATGCTAGAGCGCAAAGGATTAAGATTTCGTAAGCAAGGGAAAGATACTATGTACGATATCAATGATGTTTATGAAATTTTGGAATTAGAGAAAGAAGTACGAAAATTAAGAGCATAAGGAGAACAAAATGACAGAACCAACTTTATCAAGCCAATTGCTTGGCTTAGTGACGATTTTTATCGGGATCTTTATCCTGATGCTACTGACTGCTAAAAATGAAGAAGATACTAAACAAAAAACAGTGATCATCATCGAAGAAGCAGAAGACTTCAGAGAAGTTGCTCGAAGAAACCTGAGAATGTGTGACAGAAAGTCAACCTATGACACACAACCACCTGTCGGACTTTCTTCAACGATTGAGGACGTGCCTCATAGTTTTAGAGAGTGCATCGAAGATTATGATAGGCTAGCTCAGGACTACCTGGAAGAAGCAGGTAACAATGATCTTCTAAGAAGTCAAAATGCCAACCTCTTAGAAGAAAATGGGCGCTTGCTGTACAAAGAAATGACCATGAATGTTCGCAAGAATCCTAGAAAATGGAGGGCAAAGACATGACTGTTAGTCGCAGTATGAATGAGTTAGAAATTCGTGTCTTAAACATGATTATCAATTGTGCGACCTTCGACTTGCCCATTCAAGCCAGTGAAATTCGTTTAGAAACTGGGCTCTCAAAACGTAAGGTAGAAGAAATCATCGAAAGCCTGCGTGTCAACTTTGGTCATCCTATCGTAGCTAAGAAGACGAAGCCGAACGGCTATTACTTACCACGAAGCGAGGAGGAGCGACAAGCTGGGCTTGCTCCTTACCGTAGACAAATACTAACCGAGCAGAAGAATCTCGCTGCAGTGATGAATGTGGATTTGGAAAAGTATTGGGAGGATAGTGCATGAGTGAAGATTTTAGAATACCCCCTCATGATCTAGTGGCTGAACAATCTGTCCTTGGAGCGGTATTTATCGCACCTGACACAATCATTTCGCTGGCAGATGAATTGGTCCCTGATGATTTTTATAAACCAGCTAACAAGATTGTTTTTAAGACCATGTTGTCTCTCTTTAAAAAAGGGGAACCAATCGATGCTACCACTATGGTGTCAGCTCTTACCAATCAAGGGCAGATCAAAGAAATTGGTGGTTTAAACTATATTGTTGAGTTAGTGAACTCCACACCAACTTCCAAAAACGTGGAGCATTACGCAAAGCTTGTTAGAGAAAAGGCTACGCTTCGAAAAGTAATCGCTGACTTATCCGATTCGCTCTCTATCGCATATCAAGGCGATGTGTCAATTAGCGATCTCATTGCTAAGACAGAAAAGTCCATGCTTGACATCAGCAATCAGAATACAGGCACAGGATTTCGCAATGTGGCTGATATTCTAGATACACATATGCAGATAGTCGAGACTCGCTCGCAGACAGATGGATTCGTGACTGGTCTATCTACTGGATTTGTCGGACTAGATAAGATAACAACAGGCCTTCATGAAGGAAATCTTATCATTCTTGCCGCACGTCCAGCTATGGGTAAGACGGCACTAGCTTTGAACATTGCAAAGCATGTAGCTGTACAGGAACATAAACCTACTGTTATCTTTTCGCTCGAAATGGGAGCGGAAGAATTGATTGAGCGCATAGTGGCATCTGAAGGTATGGTTCCAGGTTATCATCTGAAGACTGGGAATCTTAGTACCGATGAGTGGAAAAGGATTGTACAGGCGCAAAGCAATCTCTATGATACGCCTATTTTCGTGGACGATACTGCTGGGATTCGGATTTCAGAGATACGGTCAAAAGCTAGAAAATTATCTCAAGAAATGGGTAGTCTAGGCATTATCATCATAGATTACTTGCAGTTGATTACTGGTTCAAAAGGTGAGAATCGTCAGCAGATTGTTTCTGAAATTTCAAGGGAATTGAAGATACTAGCAAAGGATTTGAGGGTTCCTGTCATAGCCTTATCGCAGCTGAGTCGGTCAGTTGAGCAGAGACAGGATAAGCGCCCAATGTTATCAGATTTGCGAGAATCAGGCTCGATTGAGCAAGATGCAGATATTGTAGCATTCTTGTATCGTGAGGCCTACTATCAAAAGGAACAAGCAGATAGTCAGGAATCAAATAACGTGACTGAGCTGATCCTGGAAAAGAATCGGCATGGCAGTCTCGGTACAGTGAAGTTGTATTTTCACAAAGAGTACACAAAATTTTCAAGTGTGGAGGAGTAGATGGCAAATTGGTTTGTGAGAATCAATCACAGAAAAGAAAACAAAGATAGTTACTACTCTCAGCAAGTAGAACGAAGGCTCTACTTTGATTTAGAAACTAAGAAGGATGTTTTGACAAAAATCAAAGAAGATTATCCAGAATATTTTTCAGAAAAGATACCTCAAAGAACTTCGAAAGGGGAATTCTTTTTTGTCAATGTTTATGAATTGAGTGAAAATTGGGAAAGTTTTTGGACAGAAAATATTCCGTGTAAATTTTGTGGAGAAAATCCTGTCAATAGAATTGACATAAAGAACAATAATTATAGCGGTTATTATTTTTGTTGTCTAGAACATGAAGAACAATTTTATGAGAACAGGGTCGCTGAAGATAATAGAACATACAAGAATGGGGATATCGTTGGTTTTATCTATAAGATTACCAACAAACAGACTGGTAAGGTCTACATCGGAAAAACTATTAATCATCCTATTTTTCGTTGGTTTCAACACTTTAAAGCGCAATCAGGAAGTTATTTCCATGAAGTGATGAAAAAAAGCGACATCACAGACTGGACATACGAGGTTATCGACAAGTTAAAAGATGGTACAGAAAATGACTTACTGGCGCTAGAAAGTAAATACATATCTGATTATCAAGCAACAGATCCTACATATGGCTACAATACTAAGAGCTAGAAGAAAGGAGCAGAACAATGATTAAAAAAAGTGAAGTCACTGGCTTCTTATCGTTTTTCAAATTTCCAAAGCCATTCATCTATGATGAAAAATATAAGACATTAAGCAATAACGCTAAAATGCTTTATATGCTTCTATTTGATAGGTTAGAACTATCTTTAAAAAATGGCTGGCATGATAAAGAAGGGAATGTATTCCAGTATTACACAAATGAACAGTTGATGATTGACTTAAATTGTAATAGCAATAAGACGATAATCAAAATCAAAAAGGAATTAAAAGATGCTGGTCTAATGACGGAAGTCAGACAGGGAATGAACTTACCGAACCGTATTTATCTCGATGCTCTTAATGGAAGTGTAGAAAGTACATTTCAGGAAGTGCAAAAAGTACACATTGGAAGTGTAGAAAATACACTTTCGGAAGTGCAAAAAGTACACACAATCAAGACTGAGAATACTAATACTGAGAATAACAATAATAAATTGTTGATTTGTAAGGAAGTTATTTCTTATCTAAATTTGAAAGCTAAGAAGAATTTCAAGGTAAATACTGCTAGTCATCAAAAATTTATCAAGGCAAGACTGAAAGAAGGCTATGTCCTTGAAGATTTTAAAAAAGTTGTGGATGTCATGGTCGCTAAGTGGAAAGGTACAGAGTATGAACAGTATCTGCAACCACAAACGCTTTTTGGGAATAAGATGGACAATTATCTAAATCAACCGATGCCAAAACGCTCTACAATCTTGACCAGTACGGTTGACGAAAGGCTAGGATTTTAGATGAAGCAGTTTAAACAATTCAAAACTAGAACAGTTCTTGATGATGTCTGTGAAATTCATGGATGCCATCTCTGGTCTGTTAAAATCCCTGTCAAGGGCAAGGTTGAGGAAATCAGTCAATGTCCTGAGTGTGAGAAAGAGAATATCCGACGCTTTGAAAAGCAGCTGAATATGGAATCTGAAGTTAAAAGCAAGCTATCAGATACTTACGAGGTCTTTGCTCGCGATAGTATCGTTTCAAGCAAGCTGGACAGCAAGTCACTACATGACTATGAAATTCGAGTTGACATCGATGAAAAGGCTATGAATTTCGTGAAGCGGTTGGAGCGTTGCTATGCGAAAGGTGAGACTGGGAATGCTATCATCACTGGTCCTTCTGGTGTTGGGAAGAGCCATCTTACTTATGGATTGGCTCGGTTTCTCAATGAGCAGTTCAAGTCTTATGATGAACCGAGAAGTGTGCTCTTTGTGTCAGTTGTGACTTTGTTTGATAAAATTCGTGAAAGTTTTGAGTTTGACAATGGTTATTCAGAAGCTAAGATGGTCAAGCTATTGTCTGAGGTTGATTTCCTCTTCTTGGATGACCTTGGGAAAGAGAGTCGCAAAGCTGACTCGAAGCGGAACGAGTGGGCGCATCAGATATTGTTCAAGATCCTGGATAATCGGACCAATACGATTATCAACACAAATTTGTCCAGTGAAGAAATTAAAGAGCTTTACTCAGATGATTTTGGGAATGGTGCGCTATCAAGTCGCATCTTTGAAGGAGCAACTGGCAGGTGCTTTGTGTATCCGTCTGGGATGAAGGATAGGAGGTATTGATGTTAAATCTTTACTTCGTCTATAACGGGCACTGTCAATTCTTCCTTGGTGCGTTTAATAACGTCGATGATCTCATTGAGCGTATGGAAGACCATCAATGGGCATTCTCGGCTATCACTCACCCAAGGTTTCAGAAGCACATCGGTCAGCGGACAACACGGTTTGACTACGGTGCTAAAGATTGTTACTATTTAGCGACTTTTTCAGGAGGAAAATAAAATGATTGAACTTATTAAAGAATTTGGAATGGCTATTTTATGGATGTTCTTAGGGTATTTAATCGGGGAACGTGCAGCAAGAAAGGAAAAGAAAGATGATAAATAATGTAGTGTTAATTGGACGCTTAACTCGTGACCCTGAGTTGCGATACACACCATCAAATGTTGCAGTTGCAACATTCAGTTTGGCAGTGAATCGCAATTTTAAGAATCAGGCAGGTGATCGTGAAGCTGATTTTATCAGTTGCATCATGTGGCGCCAACAAGCTGAAAATTTCGCAAACTGGCTTAAAAAGGGTGCTCTTGTAGGAATAACAGGGCGCATCCAGACTCGTAGCTATGAAAATCAACACGGTCAACGTGTCTATGTGACGGAAGTTGTAGCTGAAAGTTTTCAAACGCTTGAAAAGAAGGATAATTCTGCGAATCAGTCAAGCATGGAAAACCAGATGCCAGCAAGTTTCGGAGCTACAAATCCTTTGGATATTTCAGATGATGATTTTCCATTTTAGGTGATTTATATGAATGATGACTTAAAGAAGCAGCTAATTGAAGGCTATGAGC